CAAGCAATAAACTCTACAGCTATACAATTTAACAAATCTACAGAGATTAAGAAGGCAGCCTAATGGCCAATGTAGTCGTCTCGGCTATTGCTACCTTTAATGGCAAGGCACTTAAAAAAGGTCAGAAAGATATATCAGCTTTTGATAAGCAAGCACAAAAACTAGGCAAGACTTTTAATCGTGTTTTTGCTACTACAGCATTAGTTGCATTTAGTAAAAAGGCTATAAACGCCTTTGCAGCCGATGAGAAGGCCGCTAAATCACTTGCAGTACAGCTAGAAAACACAGGCAACGCATTTAGAGTAAATGAAGTTGAATCCTATATTGCAGGTTTGCAGAGTTTGTATGGCGTATTAGATGATCAGTTACGCCCAGCATTTCAAACTTTATTAAACGCTACTGGATCAGTAACTCTTAGCCAGCAGGCATTAGAAACAGCATTAAACGTAAGTGCCGGCACAGGTAAAGATTTAGCCACAGTTGTAGCAGCTATAGCCAAAGGTGCATCTGGTACTACCACATCTATAGCAAGACTAGGCACAGGATTAGATAAAGCAACAATAGCCACTGGAGATATGAATAAAATTATGGCTGCCCTTGATGCTAAATTTGCTGGACAAGCACAAGCAAGATTATCTACCTATGCAGGCAAAATGGATTTATTAAAAGTAGCTGCTGCAAATGCCACAGAGATTATTGGTAAAGGTTTAATAGATGCTATAAGTGCGATAGGCAAGGATAATTCAATACAAGACGCCGCCGATTCTATGAATAATTTTGCTGTGGCTATTGCTGATACCACTAGAGGAATGGGTCAGTTAACTGCCGAAATAAAGAAAATGGGAGAGAGTGATGTTGGCAAGTTTTTATTAGGTATTACGGCTTTATTAACTTTAGGAAAAAAGACGTTGATTGCTGGTACTTTAGGTTTAATTGCTTATGATATTGGCAAAAGTCAGAAATCTTCTACAAGCAATATTGGTGGATACTCAGGCATACCTTTACAGAAAGCCGAAAACAAAGCTATAAAAGATGCAGTAACTTATCGTAAACAAGAAAATGCTGCATTAAAAGCAAAGACTGCTTTAGATGCACTAAAAGATAAGTTTGACCTAGAGCGCATAGGACTTACAGCTGCATTAAACGCTGCAACAGATGAAGAGACTAAACTACGCCTAAGATCACAACTAGCAATACTTGATGATAACGAGGTTTTGGCTAAAAAGTTATTAGCAGAAATGAATGGCGCTAAAGCTGCAGACGATTTGACTACGGCCTTGTATGCGGTTGCTGGCGCTGCTATGGATTCTGCTTTAAAGTTTAGACAAATAAATCCACTTGCTGGCACTATGTATGGTGAAACAGGTAGAGGCGGTTTCCCAAGTGCAGGAGCTTCATCAAGTTCCTTTCCATCAATAACACAAGATTTCTACTCTGGTCAAACACAAGTTAGTAATCCTTTTGCTGGATCATATTATGGTGAGACTGGCAGAGATCCAATGCCAATACAAATTACCGTAGATACAGCACAAACAGGCGATAGATTTGCACAACTAATAGCAGAGAGTATTCAGGTTGCTAATCGCAGTGGATTTAGCACTAGCGCAGCAGGACAGTTACCGTAATGGCAGTACCAGTAATAAATGCAATAATTAACTTTAGCACTGGGCCTAGTTTTGCGCAGGCTATGATTATTGATCAAGGAATCTTAGGCACTAACGTATTAGCAGATTCTGCAGCTGTAATTGTAGATGTTTCCAATCAAGTTAATCGTATTGAGACTAATCGTGGCCGTACTGCACTAGCAGATCAATTTCAGACAGGCACACTTACCTTACGTATAGTAGATCAGAATGGCGACTTTAATCCGCAGAATGTTACTAGCCCGTATTATAACGTTTTAACACCCATGAAAAAGGTTGAGATTACTGCCACCTTTAACAGTATTACCTATCCTATCTTCTCGGGATTTATTACGTCTTATGTAACTACTTACCCAAGTGAATCTGCGGAGGATGTAGCAATAACTACAATACAAGCTGTAGATGCATTAAGACTTGCACAGTTAGCACAGATCAGCACAGTTACAAGTGCGACTGCTGGCGATTTATCTGGCACTCGTGTCGGCCAAATATTAAATCAAATATCATGGCCTGCATCAATGCGTGATATAGATGCAGGTCTTACTACTATGCAAGCAGATCCCGGCACTAACCGCACAGCTTTAGCAGCTTTAACAACTGTAGCCAATTCGGAATATGGTGCGTTATATGTAGATGCTTCTGGCTCGTTTGTATTTCAAGATAGATCTGTAACTGTTGGATCTATTGGCGGCACACCTACAGTATTTGCAGATAACGGCACAGGTATAGATTACTTTGATGCTAATTGGGTGCTAAACGATGTGCTCATATTTAATAAAGCCACAATTACAAGGACTGGCGGCACAGCCCAAGTAGTTTCTAATGCAAATAGCATAACTAAATACTTTTTACACAGTTATTTCTTAGATAATCTTCTAATGCAAACAGATGCAGTTGCGCTTCAATACGCACAGGCTTATGTGGCTAGTAGGGCTGAAACGGCTATCAGATGCGATGCCATTACGCTAGATTTGTACACGCCTAATTACGATACAGGAGTAGTTGCAGCCCTTAATTTAGATTTTTTTAACCCTATAACCATTAAAACCACTCAACCAGGCGGATCTCTGCTGCAAAAGACCCTACAGATTTTCGGTGTGCGTATGAATATAACACCGAATAGTTGGAAAACAACCTTTACAACACTAGAACCTGTCATAGATGGGTTTATAATAGGCAACGTAGATTATGGGATTTTAGATACCAGCGTCTTATCTTACTAAGGAGAACAAATGGCAACAGGATTTCCAGCAATAACAGGTGATGTACTTACCAGTGCTATGTTTAATGGCTTAACAGCATTTACAGTAGGTACTGCTAACACAGTAGATTACACAGCTGTACTTAACGATCAATACCAAGTATTACAGTTAATGAATAAAGCAACAGCGGTAGCATTTAAGATACCTACAGATGCTTCTGTAGCATTCGCAGTAGGCACAGCAATTACAGTATTAAATATTGGTGCAGGTACTTGCACAATTAGCGCAGTAACACCTGGCACTACAACAGTATTAAGTGCTGGTGCAACTGCAGCATCTCCTACCCTTGCACAATATAAATCTGCAGTATGTATTAAAACAGCTGCTAATGCTTGGTATGTAGTAGGGGCTATTGCATAATGATAGGTAATATAGTTGCAAGTCTTTATGGCGGTGGAATAGCACCTTTGTCTGTTGAGTTTTTAGTAATTGCAGGCGGTGGTGGTGCAGGTGGTAATAGAGGCGGTGGTGGTGGTGCAGGCGGTTATCGCACAAGTACATATTCTCCAAGCCTTGCAACAAATTACACTTGCACAATAGGTGCAGGTGGTAGCGGTGGTGCAACCTTTGTCGGAACACCTACTGCTGGAAGCACGTCAACTTTTAATACAACAAATACATCAGGTGGTGGCCGTGGTGGATCCAACCCTGCAACACCAACTAGCGGTGGATCTGGTGGTGGTGGTAATGGTGGTGCTAATGCAACTGGTGCAGCCGGTAACTCTGGTGGTTACTCACCAGTAGAAGGTTTTGCAGGTGGTAATGGTACAAGCGGTGATGCAGGTGGCGGCGGTGGCGGAAGTGCTGGCGTAGGTACTAATAATGTTGGCAACACACACCCACAAACTAACGCAGGCCCAGGCACAAGTAATTCTATAACTGGCTCATCAGTTACTTATGCAGTAGGTGGTAATGGTGGTGGTGCAAGTGTTAGTGATGTAAATGGTGTAAGCGGCTCAGCGAATACGGGTACTGGTGGATCTGGTGGATCTAACTCTGGTACAGCTGGTAATGGTGGCAACGGCGGAAGTGGTGTGGTAATTTTAAAATATGCATCCGCTTATACAATTACAATAGGTGCAGGATTAACTGGCTCAACTGCAACAAGTGGTGCAAATAAAGTTACAACAATTACAGCTGGCACAGGAAATGTGAGTTGGGCATAATGGCACATTACGCATTCTTAGATGAAAACAATATTGTTACTGAGGTAATAGTAGGCATTGATGAAACAGAAACTATTGAAGGATTAGATCCTGAAACATGGTATGGAAACCTTAGAAGTCAAACCTGCAAAAGAACTTCATACAATGGAAAGATTAGATATAACTATGCAGGTATTGGTTATACATACGATGCAACAAGAGATGCATTTATAAGCCCAGAGCCTGCAAATGCTACTGGCTTTAATGAAGATACTTGTCAGTGGATTGCACCAAAGCCTGAGTTATGAAGCCATGGTTATGTGCAGCTGGTACACAATTAAGAGATCAGATTGATACCTGGTACCCAGATCGTCGCTCTACCTCTGATGGGTGGCTGGGTGATGCTCGTCATTCCGCCACAAAATCGGATCATAATCCAGATGCAGATGGGTGTGTACGAGCCATTGATGTGGATTCTCGCTTGGATTCATCCGAAGGGCTGTCAGTATATTTGGCTGACCAAATCAGAATCTGTGGTAAAACCGATAAGCGCATATCTTACGTAATTCATAATGGCATGATCGCTAGCAAGATACTTAATTACAAGTGGCGCAAGTACAGAGGTTTTAACAAGCACACAAAGCACATACATATCAGCTTTACAAAGTTAGGCGATAAAGATAGCAAGCCGTTTGATATACCACTACTAGGGGGTAAAATATGAAAATAAGCAATAAGCAGAAAGCAATACTTAAATCATACTTTAGGGGTGTGCTTGTATCATTCTTAACATTCTTAGCCAGTAATGAGTTAGGACTAGATCCAGTTATATCAGTAGTAGTGGCCGCACTTGCAGGCCCAGCAGCTAGGGCTTTAGATAAATCCGATGATGCTTATGGCCTCGGTGCAGATGAAGCATGACCCCTACAGAATGGGCTGGCTTTGGCGCTGGCGTTATAGCTGTGCTATCAGGCGGTCTAATCGGATTACGTTTTATAGTTAAAGGCTGGCTTAACGAATTACGTCCTAATGGTGGATCTAGCATGAAGGATCAGTTAACAAGATTAGAGCAGCGTGTTGATGATCTGTATTCTCTAATAGTTAAGCGACAATAATCCTATGGCTGATACAAGACGTAAGCGTAAAAAGATAAACAGGCGCGTGGTGCGTAAGTCACCTGAGCCATTATCTAAACTAGATCAGCATTATATTGCTATGAATGAGATCTACAAGGCTGCACGTAAGGCTGGCTTTAGTGAGAGCTGTAGCTTGTATTTTGTATCAGATAGAGCGACTATGCCCGACTGGGTTATTGGTGATGGCGGCATCATACCTAGTATAGATCCTACAGAAGAAGACGAAGATTAAGCGTTGGCTAGTAATTTCAGACCTTCAGATCCCCTTTCACCATGAGCAGGCAGTTAAGAACGTCATTAAACTTGCAAGACGTGAAAAGTTTGACGAGGTTTTATGTGTTGGCGATGAAATCGACTTCCAAACAATTAGCAAGTGGGCCGATGGCACACCTTTGGCTTACAGTCAGACTCTTAACGAAGATCGTGCAGCTTGTCAAGACATTCTATGGGATCTTACCGAGTACAGTAAAAAGGCTAGTGTTATCCGCAGTAATCATACTGATCGCCTTTACAATACTTTATTAAAAGCACCTGGCTTAATAGGTTTACCAGAGTTGCAATACCCTAAGTTCATGGACTTTGCTGGCATGGGCATTGACTATTACAAAACAGCATATGAATTTCATCCGAATTGGGTGCTCTGCCACGGGGATGAGGGCAGTATGAGTCAGCATGCAGGTATTACAGCTCTTAACCTTGCTAAAAAATGGGGCAAATCGGTCATAGCAGGACATAGTCATAGACTGGGCATGAGTGCCTATACAGAAGCCATAGGAAGCCATTACAGACCCTTATATGGGGTTGAGGTAGGTAATCTTATGGATAGAAAAAAAGCCTCTTATATCCGCTATGGAAGCGCAAATTGGCAGATGGGTATTGCTATACTAGAAGCCGTAGGAAAGACGCTAACACCCACGTTAGTGCCCATAAATAAGGATGGCTCATTTACAGCTCTAGGGCGGTATTACGGGTAACATCGTTACCTAATTGTTATACAAACTACGCCCTAAATAATCCACAAAGTCGTACACACGTGCGACACTATTGCTATGCCACAAATTGTGGTATGGAAAGTAGGGCTACATGATTGCAACAACAGCACCATGGATAGTGCTTTATAGCGTCCTAGGTTATTTTATTGCGTGGGGCGTTTACGAAACAATTAAAGATAATGCATTCCAGTCAGGTTATTGGAAAGGCCGTAAAGACGGCTTTGACATGCACCGCAGAATGACAGATAGCAAAATTGATGCCAACAACAACTGAGAAGCTATTTGATAATGTCGTCAAAACTATTCATGCGCGAGGTGTCAGTTATGGGCACCCAATTTCTCAGCACAAAAGGATTGCC